TCAGCGATTTGTTGAACAACACAACTGTGACTTCGAGCGATTTCAATACTGTAAAAGCTCTGGCTCAAGGTGAAATAAACACTTTCGTAGGGTTTAATTTCATTGTTTCAAACCGTTTAACTGATGACGGCACAAGCCGCCAGGTTATCGCGTTTGCATCAGACGGTCTTAAAGTTGCAATGGGCAAAGAGCCTAGCGCAAAGATCGATGAACGAGCCGATAAGTCATACGCAACGCAAGTCTACTACTGCCAAACTATGGGTGCCACACGCATGGAAGAAGCAAAAGTAGTCGAAATTGCATGTAACGAATAAGGAGATTGATCAATGGCAACTGTTTATTCAACACAGCGTACTAATAACAGGGCATCACCTGTTGTTATGAACAAAGCTAATGAGCTTGGCGGTCGCGTCCGTATAGCTCATGGTGTCTACGAAGCATCTTCACTAGCATCAGGCGATGTTATTGAACTGTTCATCCTACCAGATGGCGCAAGATTGCTTGAAGGCTCACTAGCACATGATGCTATGGGTTCATCAACAACTTTGTCAGTCGGTTACGCAGCGCACACAAATGCGGCTGGTACAGCGGTTTCCGCTGCTCCTGCTGGATATAAAGCTGCTGCTGCATCAACATCAGCCCAAAAGGTAGACATCCTCGCAACTTTGGCTCTTGGCTCAGGCACAGAGACAGACACTAACGAAGATGGTGTTGCTGTAACGGCAACAATGGGCGGTGCTGCTGGAACAGGCACTATCGAAGTAACCATCAAATATGCGGTGGACTAATAGGTTGGGGCGCGTTTGCGCCCCTTCTTTTCTCATGGAGTTAAAATATGCCATCTACAGTTGATATTGCTAATTTTGCGCTAAACATGTTGGGCGCATCTAACATCTCTGCACTAGATGAAAACTCCAAAGTAGCGCGTATTATTAATCAAAGATTTGAAAGTGCGCGTGATTTTGTATTTAGAGAACATCCCTGGAACTCATTAATAAGACGATCAACGCTAGCACAAGAAACAGCGACACCAGATTTTGGATATGCAAATCAATATCCGCTGCCTGTCGATCCGTTTTGCTTGCGCGTATTAGAGTTTAGTAATGGCGCTCTAAGCTATCCCCAGGACAATATGGTATCTAACAATGGATCTCCTGTCTTTGTCATCGAGGGTAGAAAGCTTCTAACGGATGAAGGTACAGCAAAAATAAAATACATTGCTAGAGTTACAGATCCTAACGAATACGATAGCGGTTTGATCGAGGCATTATCAACGTACCTGGCATCAGAAATATCTTATGCGGTAACAGGCTCAACAACTCTCGTGCAGCTGATGTATGCAAAATATGAACAAGTGCTTAAACAAGCGCGTCACACTGATGCGACAGAGGGTGCGCCACAAAGATTTGAGGCTTCTGACTTTATCGAGAGTAGAATGTAAATGGCACGATCTGCACCTAGTTTTAGTGCGTTCACAGCTGGAGAAATAAGCCCACGCCTGGAAGGTCGCACAAATTTAGAAAAGTATTCGCAAGGTCTGTCGGATCTCACGAATATGGTGGTAATGCCACACGGCGGTGTAACGAGAAGACCAGGCACAGAATATCTAGGCGAAGTAAAAAGCAGCGCCGTTAAAACAAGACTAATACCGTTTCAGTTTAAAACGTCCGATACATATATTTTAGAGTTTGGTAATCAGATCATGCGTGTTTTTCGTAATGATCTACAAGTACTTACTAGCTCTGCAAAAACAATAACAGCAATAACAAAAGCTAATCCTGGTGTTTTAACAAGTAACAGCCACGGGTTTAGCAACGGCGATGAGATCTTTATCGATAGCGTTGGCGGCATGACAGAACTAAATGGCCGCAACTATCGGGTAGCGAACTCAACAACACATACATTTTCGTTGGTGGATCTGTTTGGAAATGCAATCAACTCTACCAGCTTAACAACATTTACATCGGGTGGAACAGCCACAGAAATATACGAAACGGCATCACCATACGCAGAGGCAGATCTATTTGATATCCGCTTTGTGCAATCAGCTGACACGATGTTTCTGGTACATCCGTCATACGATATACGCACATTAACAAGAAGCGATCATAACAACTGGACGTTTGCTACGCTTTCAATCGCGGGATCTCCCAGCCCAGGATTAAGTGGCGCAAACAACAGGCCAAGCGTTGTCTCGTTTTTCGAGCAGCGCTTAGTATTCGGAAATACAAATAACAATCCGCAAACATTGTTCTTTAGCAAAAACGGTGATTACGATAATTTTGCAGTGGGAACAAATGACGATGACGCGCTTATCTATACGATTGCGTCTAATCAAGTTAACGCTATCCGTTATCTCTCAGCCACGAGAGTGCTTACTGTGGGTACGTCTGGCGGCGAGTATGTGCTGACATCTACTAATGACGGGCCAGTAACGCCTACAACGACGCTCATTAGGAAATACTCGAACTACGGAACATCTCAAATAGAACCCGTGCAAGTGGCCGATGTGACGCTTTTCGTCCAACGAGGATCAAGAAAAATTAGAGAGTTTAAGTTTGTCGGTGATGTAAACACGGGCGGCTATCAAGCGCCAGATATGACTATATTGGCTGAACATGTCACCAAGGGCGGCATTACTCAAATGGCCTATCAACAAGAGCCTGATAGTGTCGTTTGGTGTATTCGTGCAGATGGCACATTGCTGGGCATGACGTATCGCCGTGAGGAAGAAGTGGTGGCCTGGCACAAGCATGTATTAGGTGGTGCATTTGGATCTGGTCAGGCGGTAGTTGAGAGCATTGCAACGCTTCCAACGGACACTGGCGAAGATGCATTGTTTATGATCGTAAAGCGCACAATTGATAGCGTAACAAAAAGATATGTAGAAAAACTAAAACCGTTTGATTTTGGAAGTGTATCAACAGCGGCACATTTCGTTGATAGTGGCCTGTCGTATTCTGGTAGCTCTACAACAACGCTATCGGGGCTGTATCACTTGCGCGGTCAAACCGTGGATGTTTTGGCCAACGGATCTAGCCATCCAACGGCCACTGTGAGTAGTGGCGGTATTACATTAAACTTCGGAGCAACGACAGCTGCTGTGGGTTATAGTTTTACCAGCGCGATGAAAACTTTGCGTATTGAGGCTGGTTCAGCTGATGGCACAAGTCAGGGTAAACCAAAGAGAATTCACGGCATTACACTGCGATTGTTTGAAACGGTAGGTATCGAGGTTGGTAACAGTCCAACAGATGTAGATCGGATCCCGTTTAGAGATAGTTCGATGGCAATGGATGCCGCTGTGCCGTTATTTACGGGCGATAAAGATATAGAATTTAGAGGTGGGTTTGATGAGGATGATCGCATTTACATACAACAAAGCCAGGCGCTGCCTATGACCATCTTGGCCTTTTATCCTCGATTAAACACTTTTGACATATAGGTGATCAATGGGCGCGTTTGCAGCACTTACAGCTATTAAAGTAGGTACAGATTTACTCGCTGGTTTTTCAGCTAAAAAAGCGTCACGGGCAGCAGCTGGTCAAGCACAAGCAGCTGCTGAGTTTAATGCTCAAATCATCGAGCGCGATATAGATCTGCTAACCAGGCAACGCCAGATTATCAATACAAACTTTGCTGCATCACAAGGTCGTAATGCACGGGCATTTGAGGGCGAAGTACAAGGTACAGCACGGTCTGGATATGCATATGCTGGGTTTGATCTCAGCCAAGGTACACCTATCGAGGTGTTGCGAGAGAATGCGCGTGAGTTTGATTACGAGCAAGAAACTGAAGCTTTTAATAATTCAATTACAAATATGCAGATTGATGACGCAATAGAGGAGACAAAACTACAAGCAGAGTTAACACGCATGACAGGCCAAGCCAATGCAGCTGGTCTGCGCGCTAGCGGTACTGCAAGCCTGATTAAATCTATAGGGCAAGCTGGAAGCGCTGGTATGGAGTTTTATAAAGAATGAGTTTTCAAATTCCACGATACACAGCAAGGGTGCAGCGCTCTAATGAAATGCCTGGCAGACGCTTTAGTGTTCGCAAAAATGCAGAGCCATTTGTTCGGGCAGAGTTAGCCAAAGGTGAAGTAACATCGGGTTTATTGTCAGCAGCTGGTGAGTTTGCTGCCCAGCGCGCAGAAATGATTGCAACTTCTCAATACAACGAAGCAGCTGTTTCGATTGAAGAAGGTATGCGCCAGGCAATGTCTGATTTTTCTAATGACGGTGATGTACGCAATATACTAGACCAAAAAAATAAATGGGGTCAGCGCATGAAAAAACTGCGCGCCGAAACTCTATCAACCGTCCAAGCCCCATCCATACGCAAAAAAGTATTGCATCAATTTGATTTACTCGAAGTGCAAAACCGTTTTAGTCTTAAAAGTGTTGTTGATAAAAAAATAATTGCTCTTGATCAATTAGGGGTCAACAGCCGTTTTGAAAGTGCGCGATTAGATCTTGGTAAATTAGATGTACAGATTTCAGCCTACATTAATAAATTTGTAGATTTGAAAAAAGATTATGATCCTGGTATAGCCAATGGTCGTTATAATCAGGAAGTAATAAATCAATCAGTATTAACTTTGCAATCTGATGTCGCAAAAGATGTAGTGTCTTTGTATGTCGGGCAAGATGCAGAGCGCGCTTTTGCTCTTATGTTAGGTTTAGAGCAAGTTGGCAAAGATGTGCCAGAAGGCGAGGAAATCTTTCTAGAACGTGGTGGCGATTACACCATGTTTGCTTTATCGCAGATACCAGCTGAAGAAGCGCAAGATATTATCATGGAAGCGTTTAATGATGCCAAAGCATTTACAACTTTCAAAAACCAATTAGACGCAAAACTCGAAGCAGATTTTAAATTAGTCAGTAGCTCTTTACAAAATAGCTACACAAGATTTACAAACCTTTTTGATCAAAATGAAATGTTAACAAAAGAAGACATGCTAGACATTGATCTTCGCATACCAGAAATAAAAGAATATTTTGAAACAGCTGACACAATGTCAGCAGCTACAGCAAGAAAATTTGTTACCGATCATTTGTACAGTATTGGAGAGGTCGATGAGGCTTTTCAAAACGCAATAGATAAAGACAATAAGGAATTATTAAAACCCAAAGGTTCATCTGCAACTGAAACAGATGAAGACGTTTTTAAAGATTTGTTGGATGCACATGTAGATGGCACACTAACAATAAATGAGATTAAAGAAAATAGAAGCAAACTTTCATCAGCAGATTATAAAACATTCGCTGGTTTTGTATTAGAAAACCGAAGAAGAAAATTAGAAAAAGAAAAAGGTGAGCAAACAGCCGCACAATCAAGAGTAGATAAAGCTTTTGATTCAGCGCTACGCCTTGCTAAAAACAAATATCAATACGATGCCCTTAGTAGTTTAGATGCTAACTTCGCAACATCCAGCCGCGCTGCTTATTTTAAAGTTAGCGAGGCAATGTATGAGCTTCTTAGAGACTCGTTAAGACAAGGTGCAGATCCCTTAACGATAGACGTCATAAATACTACGTTAGACAAAGCTGTTAAAGATAACGAACAACTATATTTCGATGATGTAAAACTAAATTTTGAAAATTATGTTTCTACAAATATTTCTGCACGATATTTGACAGGTCTCAATTTTACCTTCTCTCAGACACCAAACATGATTCAAGAGGTAGAGGAATGGTTTAGGACTTTAACAGAAGATCAAAGAGGCAACGATTACATTATAAATCAAACTTCTCGTGTCAAAGCGCGGTTAAAAGAATTTATTAAATCTGGCGCTTTTAATGCGCCTACACCAGAGTAAACACGATGAGCTTTTTAGAAGAAACAAACGCTGATGCGATAATGGAAAAGTACAACCAGGCATCAGAGCTAGGTCAAAACATTCCACCAATAGATAGCCTCACGAACAAAAAAATTGCTTACAATATTTCAACAGGCAAAAATGATGTTTTACTACCGATGGACGGCGGTGGGTATGTTGTCTTAGCAGAACTAGATAAAGACAAAACTCAAGAAATAAAAGAATACGCACATATTCTAAAAGATATGCCGTTTGACATTAAAAACTATGAGGCTGCTGGATACACGCTCGAAGAGGTCGAAGCTGCTGGCATTATGCCAAAACCAGTTGAGAAAACAGGCCGTACTGAACCACTAACGCGAGGTGAAGAATTATTAGTAACTAGATCAGGCGGTGACCTGGCGATGCCACGCGAACAAACACTACGCGAAAAAGATGTGCAGTGGATGACTGAAAACGGTGATGGTGAACTTCGCCAGATTTTTGAAGTTCTTGGAATGGATGAATTTGAAGCGCGTCAACTAGCGGAAGGTATTTTTGGCAACTATAATTCTACGCAAGGAGATCTGGGTTTAGGCATAGCTGATTTCACGCCAATGGGTATTTTCTATGGATCAGAGGAAGGTATTAATACTTATTTAAGAGGTCGTAATTCTGGCGATAATGTAACAGCTGCTTTCGGTGCATTGGAAGCTGGCTTGTCATTATTA